TCACCTCCGGGTGGTCACGGATCAGATCCTGTAGGTGAATTTGCAGCGCACAACGTTATATTAAACGTACAGCTATCAGGTACGGAGGGCGGCACCTTCCCAACAACAAATGATTTCCGCACTGTTGGGTTGCTTCGTGATCCTCAAGTCGCTAACGGTTCGGTAGCCACAGGTACAAGATATGACCAAACAACTCGTCTTACGGTAGCCAGTGTTTCGGGATCGGCGGCATATACTCTCGATGAAACGATTCGTGGAAATACATCAGGAGCGGTTGGTAAATTTGTTAAGTTTGCGAATACAAACGCCGCTAATACAGCGGGTGTTGTTCATATAACAGATAGTATTTCTAATGGTTCTTTCAGCGGGTCAGAAACTGTCAAAGGGTTGACAAGTGGGATTACCGCAACATTGAGTTCAATCACACTACCGAAAACAAGTGGCTTGGTTCCATTTACTGGAGATCATATATATGTTGAGAACAGAGCGCCGATCTCACGTGCATCCGATCAAATAGAAGATATCAAACTCGTAGTGAAATTCTAAGGATTTAGTTGAATGGCTTTCGCAAATACTGCATCTTTATCGACAGATTTAAACGTCGATCCTTATTATGATGACTTCGATGAATCCAAAAACTTTCATCGAATACTGTTCCGTCCGGGATTAGCAGTTCAGGCACGTGAACTTACACAGTTACAAACTATGCTCCAAAACCAAATAGATCGGTTCGGCGAGCATATTTTCAAAGAGGGCAGTACGGTTCGTGGTTTGGAAATGAATTATGATAAGGTTTTACCTTTCGTAAAGTTGAGAGATGCAGATCAAACCGGAGCGACAGTCAACACCGCAGCATTCATAGGATCCGAACTTACCGGAGGAACGACTGGTGTAAAGGCATTCGTGGTAGATGCACTAGAGGGTGCTGAAGCCAATAATCCGAATATGAAAACGCTGTATATTAAGTACATCAGTTCTGGAACAACGGGAACGACTGCTGCATTTGCTAGCGGAGAAGTGCTTACTTCAAATACATCATTACAAGCCAACGTCGTAACTTCTAATTCATCAGTAACTCCTACAGGCACTGGCTCTCGGATAGATTTTGCCGAGGGAATATTTTATGCAAAAGATCACTTCATTCGAGTTCCTCAAGCCAATAGCATAGTTGGTAGGTATGATGCGAATACAAATGTAAAAATTGGGTTCGTAATTAATGAAACTCAAACTACTTCTGATACAGATACGACATTGTTAGATCCTGCTCAAGGATCCTTTAACTTCGCTGCACCAGGAGCGAATAGATTAAAACTAACTCCAGTTCTCACTGTGAAAAACATAACAGATGAAGATCTTAATTTCGTCGAGCGTGCAAGGATAAAGGATGGAGAATTATATGCTAAACAAGATAAACCGATGTACTCGGTTATTAATGAGTACATCGCTAGGAGAACGCACGACGAATCAGGCGATTATATTGTTAAGGGATTATTCACAAAAGTAAGAGAGCACCTAAACACTGCTAATAATGGTGGGATATTTACAGCGCCAACGGGAGATACCAACAAATTAGCAATTAAGGTTGCGCCAGGTAAAGCATATATTAAAGGATATGAAACAGAACTAACAAGTTCAAGAGTAGCGGTCGTAGATAAAGCTACTGATTTCGAAAGCGTAGATGATATTCCTATTACTGTTCAGTATGGAAACTTTGTTCAGGTTAATGAAGTTTCTGGAGCATTTGATATCACAGGGCACGATGTTGTTTCCCTTTATAATACACCATTCAATTCTATATCCAATAGCAGTTTTGGTTCGTCTAGTATTACCGGAAGGACTAAAATTGGTGAGGCTCGTGTGAGAGCACTTGAACATAGCAGTGGCGAAAAAGGCGATAACGACTGCGTCTATAACATGTACCTCTATGATATCAATATGACAGCGAATAATATAAGTGCTGTGCGTGGAATTTATTTTGATAATGGTGCATTTGATGGAGTTGCAGATACGGTAGTCACGACCGGAAATACTGTTTTATCTGATACCAAATTTAATCGTGGTGTCTTTGAAATACCAGCAAGTAATATTAAAACGATTCGTGAATCAGACGGGAATACCATAGACAATGATTTTATTTTCCAAGATGGATTTGATGTCACGATTGCAGCGGCGGGAACTGTTACTGTAACGACTGATGGCTCCGATGAAATTTTCAATCTGTCAACCGGAGCGGTGAGCGACGCAAATAAAAAGTCAAACTTTCAGCTCATATTGAAAGGCACGGCGACTAGCGCTGGATCCCTTGGTTCTGCTACAATATCAGACCAAGGGCACACCATTAGTATGACGGGTGCTGCTACTAAATTAAATGTTGGTGAGGTCGTTTCAGTTGCGGGTTACTCTAATACCTTTACTATTAACAGCGTAGCAACCAACTCAGTCACTACTCACGAAAGAGGATTAAAAGCAGTAACAGGAAACCTAACCAAATCATTCCAGGCTGGTCAGGTTATTAATCTCTCTGGTGTTGGCGGAGATGCTGCGTCAAGATCGGTGACAATCAACTCCACAACACAAGCTACTATTGATCTTCAAGAAACACTGGCTTCGGGTGTCACCGCAAAGGTGTTTGCTAAACTGAAAAAACAGAACGGACGAGAGATTGCCAAAACGATCAATGAAAGTAGGTTTGTAGAATTAAATATATCACAAGGTCACTCTAATACATCGGTTGGTTCTCCAGGAACTTCCGGACCATTCAACCTTGGTTTATCTGATGGCCATAAACTTCGTTCGGTAAGATTAAAAACTGGCAATACGTTTTTTGCGAACACGACTGAAGGAACAGATGTAACCACAGAGTTCTTACTTGACACAGGGATGACGGATAACTTGTACGGTCACTCTAAATTAAAACTCAAAGGTGGTTCTACACATCTAATTGCTAACGGTAATGTTTACCTCGTAGAGTTAGACTTCTTCACGCATGATACATCTTCTGGTGTTGGATATTTCTCAGTCGATTCCTATCCGATCGATGATACTAATACGGCAAACACAACAGCAATTCAAACAGCCGAGATACCTATCTACGAGTCCAAAACGACTGGTGAGAGATTTGATCTTCGCAACTGTATTGACATTCGTCCAAGGATTACAGATACTGCTAATAACGTTGCAGTCGGAGCATTCGCTAATATAACACGTAACCCAGCACTTTCTACAGAGGTAGTTGAACCAACCAGCGGTTTAAGGTATCCAGCACCGGATGAAAACTTCACTATAGATTTCCAATACTATCTACCAAGAAGAGATAGGATACTAATCACCAAAACTGGAGCGGTTCAAGTAGTAAGGGGTGTCCCAAGTTTAGATCCCAGAACTCCTGGTGCAACGACGGAAGGAATGACGATTGCTATTGTTGATGTAAAGCCATTTCCATCACTCCCGCAAGAAAATGCCGCAAGGATAAGAACAGCAACTGCACCTAATGGTCGACCAGATGTGGCAATAAGATTACGACCCAAACGTATTCGTAGATATACAATGAAAGATATTATGGGTCTCGAGGAAAGAATCGATAACCTTGAGTACTATACATCTTTATCGTTACTCGAAGCGGATACTAAGAGCTTGTTCTTAGTGGATGGATCGGGTGTTGATAGATTTAAGAATGGTATTATTGTAGATCAATTTGTTGATTTTACGTCATCGGATTTCTTTAATGAAGGATATGCGGTTTCCCTTGATAGGAAGAAAAAAGAAGCGAGACCGTCATTTAAGGTCGATGATGTTCAGTTTGAATTTTTGTCAGCAAATTCGACAAATGCAACTGTCAGATCGAAGGATGCGACAGTAACCATATCAACCTCAGGCACATACTCTAATGGAGAGACTATTTCCCAGGGTTCAACAAATGGTAAGTTAGTCTATCAGGTAGGCGATAAACTTTATATAGAAAATGTTACGGGAGCATTCACCACCTCTGCTAATGTTGTGGGCGGCACCTCATCAACTTCTCGGGCAGTTTCCACGGTAGCAACGCCAAATGATGGTAAACTTGTTACATTACCATACACACATGATCTTGCTATAGAACAAAATTTTGCCTCGACGACTCGAAATACTGCTGGATTGTTTTATAACTTTAGAGGTTTATTACAGCTGAATCCAGAAACTGATTACTGGCAAGATATAACGACAGCTCCAGCTGTCCAAATAGATTTCGGTAACTTTGCTGATGCGCTTGAGAATATAGCTAATGCTGTAGGAACTCAGTTCGGAGAGTTTTCTACATTCTCAGTTGACACCGATATATCAGCAGCTGGTATAACAACTGTAACAAATCAGAGAAGAGAGGGAACCAAAATTAATGTTAATCGAGGTAGAGTTGTAGAAACTGACCTCGGAGAATCTATTCAAGATTTAAACATTATTCCTCATATGAGATCTCGCGAAATACAAGTTACGGCATCGGGAATGAAGCCGAGCACTAAATTATTTGCTTTCTTTGACGATGAAAATGTAACAGCATTTATATCACCAGCTAACTCTACTTTCGGTAATACAGCCTCTGAAGGATCGGACTTGATTACAGATTCCGAAGGAGTCGCTAGAGCCATATTCCGGTTACCTAATAATGATCAAATCAAGTTCTTAAATGGTAATTTAAAATTAAGGCTATCTGATAGCCCCACAAATTCCAGAGTGCAAGGATTGTTTACCACATCCGCAGAGGCAGTTTATAGTGCTAGTGGTATGGAGTTGTTTAAACAAGGTGCTGTTATAACCACTAGAGATATAACAATTACAACTGAACAAGTATTTGAAACTCGATCGGTATCTAGTTTCTCACCTGCGGCTCCCCAAACCGCCGGTAATGTCGATGATAATGGCGATGCCGGCGATGATCCTATTGCACAGTCATTTAGAGTTGATGATGGAATTGGTACATTAACAACTGGAGTATTCCTGACCAAGTTAGATTTGTATTTCAGGACTAAAGATCCCAACTTACCAATTCAGCTAGAAATAGTTGAGGTTGATCCTGAAAGTTCATATCTGACTAATAGAGTTGTTCCTTTCAGTGAGTTTGAAGTACCAGCGGCGGATATCAATGTCAGTTCGGACGCTAGCGCACCAACTCCCATTATATTTGAAACTCCAATTTATCTAGTGCGTGGCGAGCAATATGCATTTAAGATTACTCCCGCTCAGGCAAATCCAAACTATACGGTCTGGGCAGCAAAGCTAGGGGAAACTGATACGTTAACTAACAATAGAATCGTAAAACAACCTGCCTCGGGAACTATGTTCGCTTCTTCGAATGATTTGGGTTTCAGTCCGGTACAGACAGAAGATATCAAGTTTAGAATGTATTTTGCTGACTTTGGAACAAATAAAACTGGAACTGCGGTATTCAAGAATGTAGATAAAGAATACTTTACTCTCGCTAACACAGATAACACGAG